GTCCTAGAAGTGACTGTTTGGGAATTGTTGACCGTGTATGTTCCAACGCCCCCTGTGCCTGTTCCAAGCGCTGTGATGATGGTTTGTGCGGTAACTGTTGACCCTTGGATGGTCTGCCCAACAACCAAAGTTCCGCTAGTTACCGCAGACACTGTTAGGGTTGTCCCTGCTATTGCCCCAGTAACAACCGCACCCACTGTAGCGCTGTTCATTTGTGTGGATGCTACTGATTGACTTTGGTTGATAGTGTAAGTACCAATACCGCCAGTTCCAGTACCCAAGGCAGTAATGACGGTGGCTTGGGTTACGTTTACGCCAAACAGCGCCTGATTGATGGCAATTGTTCCATTGGTGATTGCGGTGACCGTCAAGGTTGTTCCACTGATTGAGCCAGTAAAAACCGCAGCAGATGGGCTAGAAATGCGCCATGTGTAGCGATTCTGACCGTCAACAATGTACACATTCACGCCGTTGTCAGTAATGCCAACAATACCCGTAGAAGTGTTTAATTGACCCACCATTGTTGTGGTGTAGGTGGAAGTCAAAGCATAGACATACGGGCCACAGACTGCCACCAAAATGTCGCCGCCTGACAGGGTACGCATTCCCCTGATTTCCTCTTGATTTTCAAACAAGACTAACGCAGTCAGCCCCGGCGTTGGGTAAAGCGCCACCACCCCGCGTTCACCCTGCTGTTTCAGCGGGTCAATCTCAGGCACAAAGTTGATGCACTCTTGGGCATCTTGGTAAATACTAGGCGCTTCGTAAGATGGGCCAACAAAGCCAAAGTCTGCCATTATCTAAAGCCCCCGTCCATGATAAAGCCAGCGTCTTTAGCCCGTCCAACCATCAAAGCATCAGGATAGCGCGACACTTGTGCTGGGCGCATATTGGTGCGCTTAATCGTAGCTTTTGCTTGACCAGCAAAGGCGTTAATCATTGTGATTTGGGCAGTAGAAGCCTTGCCATACATAGGCATCATGCGTTCAGCCAAGCACCACCGCAGCGCCATGTTGTAGCCTTGTGGCAGCGCGATTGTGTCGTACAGCGAACCAAATGTGCGGAAAATCGTGCTGGCAAACAAGTGAAGTTCACCAGATGACGGGTTGGGGAAGACATACAACGTTCCCAGATTTTCGCTGGGTTGGTAGTAAATCATCTTCGCCCACGGGCCGTTCAATTGCTTGATGCCCAAGGATTGGTATTCTTCCAAACTCAGGATTGCCACAGGGTAATCCAAATAGCCACCAGCTATATTTGAGCCGCCTTGCTGCGTAGCCACGCGAACAAACGCTGATTCAATGGTCAAAGGGCGTTCATAGTAGGCAGTGATTGTGGTGCTTGCCACGGTCTGGGAAATGCTGACAGTGTATGTGCCGCCCTCATTGACGTTACCACCAGCGCCAGTGCCAAAGCCCACAATCGTTGTGCCTGCTGCGATGCCTGTGCCAGTAATGGTCATGCCCATTGTGATAGCGCCAGAAATTACGCCATCCACAGGAACGGTCAAAGTTGTGCCTGCAATTGAACCTGTAAAGGATGCCCCCACCGACCCAGACGGGCCAAGGGTGTATTGCACGGTATTTTGAACAGTCTGAAAAATGATTTCGGTCTTGTAGAAAACCATCATGTTTTCATTTGACCACTGGGCGCACATATCGTTCAACAGATCAAATGCGTCTTGGGCATCATCCGCTGATGGCGATTCACCAGCCGCCAATGCACCAATATCTTTAAGCGCCCTGCTGATAATGTCGTAAGGAGTCGTCATTTATTACACCTTTGGCACAAATTTCTGTGGTAACCAAGGGGCAACAACAACTCCATTCCCTTGCAGGGACGCTAGTTGTTCCTCTAATCGTGATTTTATAAGGTTTATTCCGTTTTGGGTAGTCTCATTTTCAATCCATGATGCCACATCAGTTTCGGTCACTTCGCTAAAGGGCTTCTTCAGGATTTTGTCGCTAAACCACCAATTGCCCTCAGTTTCCACTTTTTCGCCTGTGTCAGTTTCTGCGGTCACATGATATTTGGCGTGGGTGATTACGTCATCAGCAGCAGAGACTTCTAAAATTTTCCAAAGAAATGTTGTCATGGCATATCCGCTTTTGGCATAGCCGCTTTGATTGCGTCAGCAGTTGTTGCCGCATCAATAGCAGTCTGCATAGTGGCATACTTGTCACGCACAGCTTGCCTTGCCGCTTCTGCCGCTGTTGCTTCAGAGGGAATAGTTGCTTTAATGTCTAGTGGCGCAAACTCAGCAGATCGTGCTTCTCTGCGCTTGTCATGGGCAATGGTTTTTGCTTTGTCGATGTTGATGGTAATCATGCTGTGTACTCCCATGCTGATCTGAATGTGCGGTCTGATGGAATGTCAGCCACATCCACAATCTTGTAGGGCTTGCCTTCAGGAACATCCTTTGCGGCAATTTCCTCAATGGTTAAACCGCACTCAGCGGCTGGAACAATGACTGCTACGCCATCGTCTGTTGGGTAAATCACGCGAAAATTAGACACGAGCAAACTCCTTAAATGTTTGTTTTGCCACCGCCATGTAAGCGGCTTGGGCAAGTTCTGGGGTTTCAAAGACACCGAGGTAGTTATTCTTACCTTCAATGCAAATGGATGCTGCAAATTTTTTCCCGTGTGGATACACGCCCTTCATGCCTGTGACATTATCAGAACGAATCTTACGGTTCATGGCGTTTTGCGCTTTTGTCGCAGGGCGCAAATTTTCAATACGATTGTTCAGCGGGTTGCCATCAATGTGGTCAAGAAATTGCGGACATTCGCCGTGGTGCAAAAACCAAATCACCCGATGAACAAGGTGTTTCTTACCATCAACACCTACATACAGTCTGCCATTTGGAATGATTGAGCCAGCTTCGTCACCAGCGCGAGCGCGTCCACGGTTTACGCGCCACAACAACTTGCCGTTGGCGTAAGAGAACAGTTCATGCAATTGTTGGTTCATGGTTACTCCTAGTTAGCGGAAGATGGAAATGTACACATCGGTTGGGTCACCAGCAGAAAAACTATATGTTGAGTTACTTCCGTTTATGTAAAAAGTACCAGGGTTATAAGAAGTAGTTAAAACAGATTGTGCTGAATTTCCTGCTTGAGCAATGTTGTAGTTTATAAGTGCGGCACGTACTTGAGGAGAATAGCTTGTGTCAGGCAACGCTGTTGTAAAGTTCACCGTGTAGTTACCCGTGCCGTTATCAGTAATGCTCGACACATTACCACTTGCCCTAATAGCCACTGTCCCTGTGCCATTGAAGTTCACCCAAGCACGACAACCATAAGCAGTAGCAACAGAGCCGTAGCCTGAGTTGAATTGCAGATTGGCACTAGAGTCAAGACGCATAGATTCCACGCCACCCTCAGAAAAAGCAATGGTGTCAGCCGCAGGGAAGAAGATACCTGTGTTTGCATCTGTTCCCCTGATAGCAGGGGTTGCGGCAGAACCGTCAATATCGGATACGCCATTAGTGCCTGAAAGAATTAGAGTCATTCTGTCACCTCATCTGCTGGCAAAGGTTCATTACCTTCAGCCTTCCAAAGAAGAAAGGCTTGGTAGTCGGTGTTGTCTGCACCAATAGTGATATACGCACCGTCAGCAATACGCTGGACAATAGTTTCAGAGATTTCGTTTTTAGATGTAAGAGTTTGTTTATACATTACAGCTCCGAAGAAGAAGACCACGAAAACGCAAATTCACCGCCGCTGCTTTTATACGACCAGAATGAATCAATTCCAGAGTACTCAACAGACGTTGGAGCAATAGTGCCGCCGTATGGAGAAGTGCCTGTTGTCACCGTAGCGCCAGTAGCACGTTTAGAAACATGATACGAAGTAGCCATTGTTACCCCGCTACCGCCAGCAATGTATATCTTTGTAGCGCCAACTTCATAATACCTCTGACACAAAGCCAACTCAGTCCCATAAGGTCTGTAATCAAATGACGTTGCTGTTGAGCCTTTTTCTAGCTGTACGCCTGTGATGTAGAAAGTAGCGCCGTTTGTGCCGACTACGCTGGTTGCGCCTGTGGCAGAAATATAGTTATTAGCCGACCATGAGCCAGCAGTTCCATTCCATGTTGAACCAGTACCTAAACCAAGTTGGACATAAATACCAACTCCATTATTAGTTAACCAAGTTCCACTTGTATCTCCAGCAATAATTATTGTTTTTTGTTCCCAAGTGTTTGCTGATGAAATTGTGTATGTGAATGGGTAGCTTCTGTTACCAGCAGAATTCTTTAACGCACCACCAAAAGTTCCAGTTAAAGAACTACGCACCAAAAACGATAAGATAACAGTTGACGCTGATGCTGTACCAAACCCAAAATCAGCGACATTAAATCCCTCTATTGATTGATTTAAAGCAAAGTAATCTCCTGATGCAACAGAGTAAGCAGACAAAGATGTTACGCCTAGATAATTTGTAAATCCTGCTGGAGGAGTAACAGAACCAGCATTTTGTTGAACAGAATATTTGGATGCAACACTTTGAAACGCTTGCCATCTGTCTAATGTGTATGCCGCATTTGCTGGAGTAACACTCGCCCCCGCATTCCTTTGGTCAATCACCATCGCACCATTGATGATGCGGTTCTTGAAGCCCATTGATGACGCAGAATTGAACTGCCCATCAAGGGTGATGCCTGTTGTTCCTGATATGGCTATGGTCATGTAGTCACCTTGGGATATTTAGCTTTGACCGCCAAGCAATCAGCAATGTACTTGTCAATCTGCGTCTGATCGCCTTTGACTACACCATCAAGGTAGTCTGTGATTGGTGGGTACTCTGCGGCTCGTTTTTCAATATATGCGTTGGGGTCAACCCAAGCATTGACTGCATCCATGTCAATTTCAACTTGATTGCCTTGGGCATCCCTTGCGCCATCAGTATCATCAACTGTGACAACATTTGGATAGAGCGCATATATTGCATTGTGGTTCATGCGGCAATCTCCATCAAAATAAGAGTGCTAATTGACCGAGCGGCAGGAGCATCATTATTGTCTGTGTTATTCCCATTTCGGTTGATAACGGTTGCCTCTCCGTTGTGTCCAGACATTTGTATTTTGTATGTCAATGCGCTAGTAGATGCTGGTGAGTCAATAAAATTGAGTGATGCTGATAGCCCTTGTTCCGAGGTGGCAACCGAGCTACAGAAAGAAATGCGAACCCTGTTGCCCGCTGTGTCACCAAGCGCAATTGATGTGCCGTTTCGGTCTAAGCGAAAATTGACGGATCGGCTAGATGTGGTACAGCTACATTTACCAATACTTGCTAACACCAGAATCGTGTTTGTTGCAGAAGTAGGCGTAATTGATGCGCTTAGACCCGTAATGTCTACAAAAACAGTGTCTTCCACAGTGGTGGAAAAAGTATCCGTCTTGGTTGCGCTAACAACTTGCAACACAGTTCCCGCTGTCTTATTTGTAAGAACAGTTCCTGTCAATTCTGGAAGTGTCAGCGTGTAATTGCTGTTTGTATTAGGCGATGCAATGGTCAGCGTTCCTGTACCGCTTGCATTTCCTGAAATTGCTACTAGAGACATTTCTTTCCTTTAAACAACAGTCCAAACAGAACCAGTTGAAACTGTGACAGTAATTCCTGTGTTAACAGAAACAGTTCCCGCACTCATTCCATTGTTGCCAGCCGCAATTGTGTAGTTGGCAGATACAGTTTGCGAATTAATCACAATGCCATTGCTGCTGATCTGTGCTGGCGCTGTTAATTCACCTGTGCTTGGGTTGTATTGCAATTTGGTAGATGACACATATTCTGTGCTGACCGTGCCTGTGGTGGCATCTGCAAACAATGGATAACGTGTGGCATTTGTCGTTGTGTCATCCGATATGGTGACTGCTGTGCCTGCTGTTGCCCATGTAAACGCTGACCCACTCCATGTAAGCGCCGTGCTTGCAATGGTTGGCGCAGTAATAAATGAAGTTGTTCCAACACCTGTTTGAAAAGGAATCTGATTAGCCGTGCCGCCTGCAATGTTGGTTGCTGTTGTTGCGCTAGTCGCTGTTGCCGCGTTACCGCCAATTGACAAACTGGTTGCTGTCCCTGTCAAGCCTGTACCCGCACCGCTAAATGATGTAGATGTGAAAACGCCCGTGGAGGGATTGAATTGCAGCTTTGTGGAACTTACAAACTCAGTTGTCAGATTGCCCGTGGTTTGATCAGCATACAACGGGTATCGCGTTGCATTGGTGGTTGTGTCATCAGTGACGGTGGCGTAACTTGATGGGGTTACCCATGTGGGTGCGCTTGATCCATTGGATTGAAGAACTTGACCATTTGTGCCTGTTGACCCATTAACAGCCAATGTGCTTGTCAGCGACAAAGTTGTGAAATATCCAGCGGCGGCAGTTGTTGCACCGATAGACATATTGTTAATTGTGCCAATAGAAGTTGGGGCAATTTCAACTGAATTAACGCCTGTGGGCTTTATATGGACATGACCCGTCCCCGTTGGGCTAATGTCAATCTGTGCATTTGTTCCATTGATATTGGTGGAAACACTTAATGTAAGGTTATCACCACCACCAGCACCCCAAGACAATTGA